AGAAGACCGTTAATTTGTGCACTGGTCGCTGTGAATCCAGCGCTCGAGAGGGTCCCAGAGAAGGTCCCCGTCGTGCCGGAAATAGCTCCACCAGTGTAACTGGCGCCTTGGACGGCACCCGAGAAGGTTCCGGCTACACCTGACACATCACCACTGAATGTCCCCGCACCACTGAACGTGGCATTGACACCAGACACGGTGCCAGTGAACGTCCCGTCGGCCGCTGAGATGTTCCCGAAAGTAGTTGGAACAATGTCTGCGGAACCATCGAAGGCGACGCCGCCGATGTTACGAGCCGTGGTCAAGGTAGCCGCCGACCCCGTAGTGTTTTGGTTGCCTCCCACATTCACACCAGGGAGATCGATGTCAGCGGAACCATCGAATGCGACGCCACCGATGTTACGAGCCGTGGTCAAGGTAGCAGCCGACCCCGTAGTGTTTTGATTGCCTCCCAGGTTCACACCAGGGAGATCGATGTTAGCGGAACCATCGAAGGCGACACCTCCGATAGTGCGAGCGGTCGTCAAGGTAGCCGCCGACCCGGTGGTGTTTTGGTTGCCTCCCAGGTTCACACCAGGGAGATCGATGTTGGCGGACCCATCAAAGGCGACACCACCGATCGTGCGAGCGGTCGTCAAGGTAGCCGCAGAGCCCGTGGTGTTTTGATTGCCTCCCAGGTTCACACCAGGGAGATCGATGTCAGTGGAACCATCGAAGGAGACACCTCCGATTGTGCGCGCGGTCGTTAGAGTGGCCGCCGACCCGGACCACGCCCCACCGGATAGAGTTCCGGTTCCGTCAGTGATACTGGCACCAGACACAGCTCCCGTGAAGGTTCCAGCGACACCAGAAACGTCTCCACTAAAGGTTCCGGTTGTAGCGTTGACGGCGTTCACCGTTAATTGACCATTCATGACGGTATCATTTTGAACCTTCAGGTGTCCGAGGACATCGAGAGTCACAGTGTTAGCGTCGGGGGTTATGGATACATCCGTAGAAGTATTTTGAGTATACCCGATCGACAAACGTTTAGGGTTCTCGTCGCCGTGGTGGATAATGCCAACGTTCTGGTTGGGGTAGTTCATGATGATACCGACATCCAAACCTGTTTGAGTGTTGTTATTTGCGATGCCTATGATGCGATCTTCAACAACCAAATCTGCGTTTTTAATCTCAGTGATGTCTCCATTTCTGAATTGAACATTTCCTTGGATTTCCAAGTCGCCAGTGATGTGAACATTACCCGCCGCGGTAAACGCCGTGGTGGGGTTGTTGAACTCAATCGTATAAGGGGTTGTGTTACCAAACCCCGTGACAGAAGACAACGGAGGTTCAACCGCGGTAGACGCGGACGACCCAGATTCTGTAATTTCACCTGTGGTTTTGTTGTACATGAGAAGCACAATCTGAGGATCAGAAAAATCCTCCCTGAATCGGATGGGTGAGAGATACACGGCTCCGGGATTGGTAGCTTGTAGGTCGGTATTACTGGCGTTAAAAATAATGGTATTATCTGCCTGCTCTTCGACTACGTTTTTACCAAATCGGATTTTAGTGGATCTCTCCACCGTCGGTAAATTCTTGACCATTTAATATAATCCGCTATTTTAATTCGCGTAAAGGAGTCCCGCCATTCCATTCTCGATGCGCAAAATATTATAGTTGACCGCGTAAATGGGGTGATTTATGGGCATACTTTCACTGACAATTTTCACAGATTCTAGACGACTGAAATTGAGGGTTCCCGTTGGTTGTAAGGAACTCGTCGATAGGCAGAAGCAATACAGGAAAAAGTCTGGTGAAGTGACGAAATTTGTGTGGTAGTAGTTCATGACATCTATGAAATGTGGTTTACCCCAGCGAGGTGTGCACAGATCGAGACCGTTGATGGTAATTTTCACCTTGTTCGTCGGAGAAGTGAGAGCACCATCTGTCGTGGTATCGGAAGATGCGATGTATTTGACGGGGTGATTGAAATATAATTCTTGGGTCGTGTGGTTGGAAGCTATGTTCTTTTGCACCTGAGTGATGAGGAGGTCGTGCTTTCTCGAGGCGATGTTACCCCTCTCCTCGTTATCGAGATAGTAGTAGTTGGCGTACATCTCGATATTATAGTTGGAAGCCTCACTCCCCCAATAGATACGAGCTTCGACGTTGTGGTAATTAAGAGCCACGAGAGGCAGGGCACACTGCGGACCTTCACAGAAGAAGAAGCGTAGGGGGTAAAAGTAGGAACGAGCGCTCACACCCGGGTGAGTACCATTCGCAGATTTGGAGACGTTTTGGGCGAAGGTATCGATGGCGATCTTCTCTGTAAAGACAGAATCTTGAGAGTCTATCACAGATCCACCGATGAGGAGCTCAACTTTGTCGATGATGTTGTCCCATCGTTGACTGTCGAGAGCCTGAGTTGTATCATCCAGGGTGAGGTATACGTATCCCAATAAATCACCGGACCGTTCAAATTGAACACTTGACATGGAATTATTTTTCACCGCTCCATAAATAGTTTGTTTTTCAATGGACTGTGAAAAATTAGAATGTCTCTTGAATGTGGAACTAAAGAACGATATCTCTGGCTTGCCTACGATATATTTATCCTGAGCACCAACGGCAATGAGTTGAGTAATGCCAGCTGACATCGTTTGTTACTTTAAATTGAGAAAAATTACAAATTGGGTTTCATACATGTGAACTTCACTATGAGAAAGTTGGGAGTGCCCGCGGTATTGGGTGCGATCGGGGCACCCGCTTGGTCATATATATTGACCGTGAAACGATCTAAGCGTCGAATGGGATTGATGTATTGTGTGCACACTTCATATTCATCCTTAAAATTGTTGATGTGATTGCCAGTGCCCACGGCGGTGACATCAGAGATGAGGCTCGCAAAAGCCCCCTTGACATTTCCAATTGTGCCGGCACCGTTCAGGGTCCTCGTGGCCCTGTCGTTGAAGTTACTGTCGAGTTCTTGGATGGAAATATATATGTGCTGGTTGGACGCTTTCGTGTGAATGTGAGAAGCTACGAGTTTAGCCTGAACAACATTCTTCAATGGATTTTCGAGATAACATGTGAAACTATTGGCACTAGCCTGTCCGGTAGAATCAATAGTTATTGTGTGATACTCGTAATTGAGATCTGGGATGGGAAGAACCATTTATATATACTTAGATTAAAGATCCACCGATTCCGTCGGAGATGGAATAACCAGCGTGATCGCTGACGAGACCCTGGGCACCACAGAGACCACCCGGGGAAAGATCCTTGGTGTAGGGGCTACCGTTGGGGGACCCGGGCACGCACTCCTCACTGTGCTCGAGGTCGAAGAGAGACTTCTCGCTGACAGCGTTGATGGTGATTGGCCTGGGCTGGTAGTTGCTCGAGCCACCCTGAACCATGGTCAGAATGCAGATGAGAGCCGTGAGAACAGCCATGTACATCAAGGCGTTACGATTGGTCCTGTTAAGATTGAACATTTACTATATGTTTATATTTTTTTAAAGTGCGTTAAAGATATTTTTTTTAGTTTCTTCATAGAGAGTAGATGGACGAAGATATCATTCTTGATAGAGGACATACTACCGTTATGAAACTGGATGCTGATGAGCAGGCACTGATGGATGAGATTGAAATCTCTGTTCCACAGCCCAAGCCTGTCCCGCGTCCTCAGAAGAGCGCGTATGGAGCGCGACCACCCGTGCAACATCAGGAAGCCATGGACGCTTTTGTGAATCCCAACAAACAGTCCACCCCCAATCAACAACCCACTCAAACTGAGGAGATCGATTACGGTGAGGAGGATATGGGTTACGAGGAAGAGATGGGTGGTCCCACGATGCAGGAGGAGAAGCCCTCTAGTGGATATACATCCATAGATGAGGAGAAGTCCGACCTCCTCAATAAGCTCGCTCGCCTCGAGAAGAAGGGTTTCGCTGTGAACAAACGACTCACCGCGTATTCCAATGTCGAGGAACTTCGCGCCGAGGTGAAGAGGATCACATACAGCATAGACGTCGAGCAGTCGATTCGCTTCTCGAGACGTATGTTGGTCGCGTGTGTCACTGGTCTCGAGTTTCTCAACAAGAGATACAATCCCTTTGAGATTCAACTGGAGGGTTGGTCTGAGTCGGTGATGGAGAATGTTGACGACTATGATGGTGTCTTCGAGGAGCTCTATGTCAAGTATAGATCCAAGGTCAGCGTCGCCCCAGAGGTGAAGTTGATCATGATGCTTGGTGGTTCCGCGATGATGTTCCACTTGACGAACAGTATGTTCAAGACTGCGATTCCCAACATGAACGACGTGATCAAGCAGAACCCAGAGCTGGTCAAGAACATGATGCAGGCGGTGCAGAACACGACGAGGAACCCGGGTGAGCCAATGCAGGAACCACCAGTTGGAGGAACTGGTAATTACGAGATGAAGGGCCCCGGCCTGGACATTTCCAGTCTGATGGGTGGGGTGATGATGCCTCCTCCACCCCCGATGAACACAAACCTTCAACAGAATACCACTCCCACGATCGAGGAGGAGGATGAGGAGTTCTCCGACATCGTCTCCATTTCAGGGGAGTCCACTGGGGGTGAGGTCAAGGAGGTGAATGTTGACCCCTCCAAGCCGAAGAGGACACGACGAAAAAAGAAGACTGAAATAAATCTCTAAAGTATATATAAATGATAGCGTATTGTCCGCTGGAGGAATTGGAACCTCCCCCTCGACAGCAGGTTGCTGTCGAACAACCCAAGCCCCAGGCTCCTGTTAAGGAGATGGGTGATGAAGACACAGAATTGAATTACGTCATCATAGCGTTCATAGTTGGCGTGATTATGTTAGCCGTCTCTGATTCTATCAGGGCGTAAATGGTAATCTACTTTGGGGTTTTCCCTCAATGTAAATTAAACAAACACTTACCTATCGGGAAATCGTTTTTCTTTTCGTCTACATGTTTACCATGGATTTTGAATCCACCATTCCTGTAGACTTTTGTTCGTTTGTAATACATGGCCGTGAAGATTGACCATGGGTCGTGAATATCATAGATGTGTGGGTTGTTCTTCTTTCCCTTGGTCTCTCTCATGATACGTCCAATGCTTTGAGTGATGTCAGACTTTGGTGAAGCCAGGATGACGGTGTCCAAGGAGGGGATGTCAAGACCCTCGTGGGCTTGACTGAATGTGGCGAAGATGATCTTCTTCTTTGAAGATTCTTGAAGTTCCGCCTCCTTCATACCACCCATATACAGTCCCGAGGTTTTGGGGAAACATTGATGAAGAAGTTCACAGTGAAGTCTTCGATCACTGAGGACGAGTAGCTGTCTCGTCCCAGCGGATGCCCTCTTCACGAGATCCACTAGCATCTTGTTCCTGGCTCGATCCTCAACCAGGTAGGTGATCATGTTAGGCATGGATATTTTACCATTTCTCATGGAGGGTGGGGGGTTCTTATAGTTTGGAGAATCGAACACAATGGGAAAGACTTCGACCTGTTCTTGATTCTTTCTCTCGACGGCGAAGAATGTTGGTCCCATGAACCAATGAAGCACTTTTGTGAGACCATCCTTTCGTTCGGGGGTTGCCGACAGACCAAAAATATGTTTGGGACACATTTTGAACAAACTTTGACTGAATACTTTTGCACAGATGTGATGCGCTTCATCCACGATGAGTGTTCCGACACTGTCGAAGTCGTCGAAAGAGTATTCTTTGAGAGAGAGGGATTGGAGCATGGCAATGACAAAATCACAATGAACCTCCCTCTTGTCTTGCTGCACGATTCCTATGGTGGCACCAGGACAAAACTGTTGTATTCTCTCTTTCCACTGATCAGCTAGAAACTGTTTGTGGACGACAATCATAGTGCGATATCCGAGTGCACAGGCTATGGCCAGGGATACCGTCGTCTTGCCGTAACCACATGGTAGAGAAAGGACCCCATGGCCTGCTTTAATTGCGGCACGAAATGCTTCATTTTGATGTGTAGCGTCTCTGAGTTGTCCGGTGAAGCGGGTGGTGATTTTGGCCGGTTCTGGTCTTGTGTCTTGCTTTGGTGTTCCCATCTTATCAGTTCCGTAGAATCTTGGAACGCAGATTCCATTCTTAGTTGTTCTGAAAACTTTGAAAGGCGGTGGAGGAAATCCAAAGTCCCCATTTACGATTGGCCTTACAGTAAGTTCCTTTTTAAAATGACCGAGGGCATCGCATTTGTTAATGATGTACCCACTCCTGGTCAGGGATCCCATATACTCATTTAAAGAGTTGAAACTTTAAATGACTATATGCCGGTCGTAAACATTGATGACAACATTAAGAAGATTACCCAACACATTGAGCAGATGACTCAGGAGATTTTCAGGCTCCAGGGTATGCTTCAGACTTTCAACGATTTGAAGAAGGGTGGACTCGAGACCATCGATCTTCCCAAGGATCCTTCTCAACCCCCCGATGAGCTCGAGAAAGTCGAGGAGGAAATTAAAGAGGAAAAGCAATAAACGAGTATATGCCAACGTTTGTGAATATTGATGAAATCATTGAGCGAAACAATACACATCTTGAACGATTGAGGGAGGAACTCGCTAGGGCTGAGGAACACTCCGATCACTTACATATTAAACGATTGAGAGAGGAAGTCACCAAGGCGCA